AACGGGACTAAGGCGAGAAATGGACCAATTAATGGATTCATTGGTAGCTGCGCCGGAATCAGCACGCACGGAGCCAACAAGCGCCACGGGTCCTGTGTATTTAAGCGGCAGGTGATGGACACCATTAGCAGAAACAACAGGGTTGGAAATGTCGAGATCAAGGATCGCAGCATTATTCAGCACAGAAGGGTCAATAGACCGTTCACTACTAGAAACTGTACTATCAAAGGAGAGCACGTGGTTCTTCCCACTGGAAATGCTACCGTTTCCGGCAGCGGGGCGCGGGATGGTGCTCTCAGAAGTTGGAATGAAGAAATCAGTGACAGGGTCAAGAGGCCCATGTCCTTCTACCACTCCAAAGAAAGCTCGTTTTCTAATAAGTGCTTCAGAAAGCTTGTCCCAAGACTCAACACCCGTGAGCTGTGCCGACATCATGTGTCCAGAGATCGCTGAGCTGCCTGCATCATGTGTCTCGTTCATTGCTGTCATACGACAGGCTAGAACCCGAAAATCGTTATATTCGGACACAGAGAGGTAGTTAGACAAAGGCTCAGATCCAGAGTAAACAAAATCGCCACTATCAGTAACGTTCTTGATGAACTTGTGGATCTGGGTTCGTCGACAGTCAACAGCGACAATGACATCATAAGTGTCTGCATTGTCAGCGCCACTAAGAGTGAGATCCAGTGGCAAGGTACGTGGTTGGGCTGCACGCAAACCATCAGATGGTCCATTGACACCACGAATGGCGTCAGGATCCATAATGAAAGCAGCGTACTTTTGGATGAGAGGAGCTTGATGACCAAACTCAGTGAGGTTGACGACACGCTCAGACATAGCTGAAGCGCGCGCCAGAGCAGAGCGCTCTTGCTGGTTGAGACCGGAAGACGCGGATGCCTTCTTCGCAACGTTGGTTTTCTTCGAGGCCATATCTGGAATCGAATTGTTAGAATTTCTTTCCCCCACGACCGCGGCGATTTGCACCGCGGGACCGTCCTCGTGAGGAGGGGGCGCCCTTGCGGAATGGTGGTGGGCCCTTCACTTTGACCACCCTCGGTACAGGAGGGCCATCAATCTTGATAGTGTTGGGACCATCAACCACGACGCACTCAGCTACCGGCGCCATGTCTGGCTCAATGATAGCGAAAGCAGGGAGCTTGGACAGGAGTAAGACTACACGATCAACGTGTAAACGTCTACCTGCCCACCGCACAGTTGCACTGTCGGCGAAGGACGGAAGAGGTGTCTGGGCCCACGCCAGTAAGCGCGGTTCCAGCTCGTTCAATTCCCAATGGGTGATCATCACTCCTGCAGTCTCAAAAGAAACTTGAGGCCACGGATCATTAAACTGTGCAGCAAGCCAAGGCATGTACTGAATGCGCGAAGCAAACAGCTGTTCAATGGCGTCGACTGATGTGTCAGGGTTTTCCAATCCCGCAGCAAGAATCGTTTTAGCGATAACGCCTAGGATCGGATTACCCCGATCAGTGAACAGCAGAGAGACAGCCTTGTCGGCTGCCACAACAGCGTTGTGGTCCGTAGTGGGGCGAGTGGTGACGTGCCACTTAGATAACTGCCTGGGAGTGTCTGACATGCTGCCTGGGTCACCATAAAATGCAGCAGGGGGCCAGACGCGGCCTAGGAAGCCTACACCCCCAGCATAGCCGTGGGGCACAGTACCTCCAGTCATCTTGAGTCCAATCTTGTTGGCAGCGAAAGTGAGATTCTCCATGGGGACATCAGCTGCTGCACCATCATCACCGCCAACAAGCACCTTATGAGTAAGGTGGTCCACGGCTTGCTCGTGCGTTATGTAGGTACGCCGTCCTGGGCGTGCCCGCACAACTGAGTTAGACGTGGTTTCAATGTTGCGGAGTGCGAGATAGATGATAAACAGGGAACGGAATGAGTTCCAAAGTGATGTGAAGAAGTCTCCGGAGCCTTGGCTGAAGAGCTGTTCATAATGAACGCCAAAGGCAGTTCGAGCCATGTTATTAAACGTAGAGTTGAACATCTTGTCGAGTTCCTTAGAGTAGCCAAACAACGCATTCAGAATAAACCAATCAAGCATACGCAAGATCAAACCGACACGGCCGTCAAACTTACTAGCATCCCAAAGGAGCATGAAGGAACAGTTTGACATGATGGTGGTCATGCGGGCGGCGATATCAGCTGGCGGGCGGCCGAAGGCATACCAAGGAAGTTGAGCTTCCTTGACAGCGTGCGCAATGGAAAATGCATACTTTGCAATCAAGTTACGGGTCTCAACAGGCATGGTGCTGATGTTGCGGGGTGGTTTATTGGAGGCATAAGCCTCACTCTTCTGAAAGGTGCTCCAAGGTTGTTCTAGGTCCATTGCGCCTCCCTCAGCAAGACAACTAGCGAGCATGGCCTGTTTCTGCTTAGCAGTGCGGGACATGTCGTAGAGTTTGATGGGGTCGACGGGGGTCAAAAATCCGTTGGGGCTTAGTAACGTTTTGATAAAGCCTGAGAAGTCAGAGATAGCGCTCTGGATGAACTCAGGAATCTCAGTCACTGTGTTACGGATCTCAATGATACGGAAAACAACCGTAGCTTGGTCATTGGCAAGAGATTTAATAGGGCAGAATTCTCCTTTGACTATTGCAGGTGCAAAAGAACGGAGACCTGTTTTCTCATGAATGACCGGCTCACTACCAAATTGGTACGACCGTACTGGTTCAACAGTGCGGTTGACGCGTGTTGCGTCGTAACCAGATGAAGCTTGGCAGTAAGCGAGCAAGATGTGTGGATTGTCAATGGTCAGCTTGCGTTTTGCGGCAAGCATCTCAACAGTGGAAAGTCTCAGTGCAGTGGGCTGGTCAGGAGTGACCAGGGCTGAGACATAGGAAAAGAATTCCTCTGGGACGCGCGTCTCAACAGCTTGGTTGGGACGGGAAATGACGAACGTCTCACCTACACGAAGAATCACAAAGGTTTCCAGACCAGCAGGTGTGTGGAAGGAACGCGTTACGTTGAGTCTAGTAAGGTATTGGTGTCGGAGTTTTCCAATTCCATCGAAGCAACCCCCATAGGATCCTAGGGGTTGCAGGAGTATGGCGACACGGTCACCTTCAATGACTCGCACGCGACGCTGCCATGAGGTATGGCTGCCACAGGAGGTCCGGACTGAAAACTCTGCTTGGGACCAATCCCACAATGGGTGGGCCTCAACGGCACCACCTTCCCATTCTTGAATGAGAAAGGAATTGTTGTCAAAGTAAGTTCGGACCTCACCAGCTTGGTTGTAACCAGTGTGCACAGGCATGTGCGTGTAGATTAGGATAGGCTGTTGGTGCTCCGCCAAGAAGCGGGGCATGTCTTCATACCAATCAGAATCCATAATGACAATGATGTCATTACGACGAGGCTTAAGGGTCATTTCTACGGTGTGAACCATGTCCTTGACATGGTGGAAAGTCACATTGCCACGTTCTCCATCGCGAACTTCTGCCGGATGCATCTGCCAGAAGAAAAGAGTGCGGTTGGATTCAGTGGCCACGTCCCTTGCAAAAGCGCGGGCTACCTTACGGTTACCAGCGCCCTGAGGGTGTGGGGCATTAGAAGATACAGCTAACTTGCGGAGCGGGGTTGTCTTGAACGCAGTGTCAAGAATTGCTCGGCGTTGCTGTGGGGTTGTGTGCTCAGGCTGGGACATATG